AGTTAATCGCCGCGCCAGGAGTGGGGAGTAAGAACTTGCGTTCCGCACATTCTAGGTAGAGCGCATTGTTCTTCTCCTGGCGCAAAGTTTCCTCCGGAATAAACGTGCGGTCGAAAATAACGAACTTTCCGTCGCGCTTAAAAATGGAGACGAGCGACGTCAAGTCGATATGAGACGCGAGATCAAGGGCACAGTGGCAGGCCTTACCCTTGAAATCGCTCCACTTCAAATCTGGATTCGCGCACTTGTCCCACGCCTTGAGATCGTAGAACGCTTGCGCCTCCCCAATCCAACAATTGAAGTGTTTAATTTTTAAACCGGGAATATCTGCTGGAGTCTCTAGCGCTTTATTAACTTTGGCGCGAAGTGTGGTCACATCAACACTCACGCCCAAATTCGGATTCGGCTTAATCCAATTTTTTTCTTCTTCCCAATCGTCGTTCTCGTCCAGGCAGTAAACTGCTGCGAAGAACTGATCGTCGATTGTTTCGCCCTTACAAACTTTCTTTGCATAGGCCGATTGAGAATGACCGACTGAGTGAATGTCATGACCCGCTGTCGTGATGCAAAGAGTGAGAGAGTCGGCGCGTTTAGACATACCAGACGTAATAACCTCAAACGTCTCACGTTTCATGGCGTGCAACTCGTCGCAAACTGCAAGCGCGTCGTTTAGTCCGTCGAGTCCGTTGTGCTCGCTGGCCATTGCTCTAGCGATAGAGTTTGATTTTTTGTGACAGATAGAGTGGGCCAAAACTTTTACGCCCGTGTGTTTTAGGTACGAGCTGTTCTTAAGTGCCATCGCGCGTGAGGAGTCTAAAACGATTCGCGCCTGATCTTTTTTTGTGGCGACGGTGGAAATTTGGTTTCCGTTTGGATTGTCGAGCGCCAGAAAATAAAGCACGGCTTGTGAGGCCATTGCGGACTTCGCGTTACCGCGAGCGACTTCAATGTGCGCGATACGAAAGCGACGAAAACCCGTGGCTTTAATTTTAAAGCCCATGATATTCATCCACACCCAGCACTGCCACGGCTCGTAAACAATATTTGCAGTCGCCCAATGTCCAATGACGTGCTCAAACTTCTGCACGTTGCGAAGGTACTTCTCGGCAGAATCCCAATCGAAGTACCAACCGCGAGTTGTGTCTTTGACTTCGTCTAAGTACCGCTTACATGCCCCGATGATGTACTCGCAGGCGACAATCTTTCCGGCTACGACTTGCTCTGCGTACTCGTGTCCGCGCAGGCAATTTGGATATTTGGCAATAATGTGCGGCTCCCGGTCCACAATATGTGTAAGGACCGAATCCATAGACGCTACTCTGATTGCTTCCCGCAGGTCTGTGTTAGTCATGCTTTGCTGTCTGTAACCTTGTCCACTTCGTAGCAGTAATTTTCATGTCCGCACTTACGGAGATGAAACTTTAGCGTACGCTTTAATTGCGTCTCTGTCATGGGTCCAACAATTGTCTGCGAGCAGCTTTTTAAAACTTTCTTCTCGTCAAATTCCCAAACGGAAATTCTCCAGCGTTGCTTACTTGCCGTCTTTTTAGATTTTACTCCCATGCCTTAGCCTCTCCTCCCGATTCAGTTCCCTGGTCTTTCTTAAGGAGGAGGCCGAGCATCTTCGAGTATTCCTTGATTTGCGCTTGCACCTTATTCAACTGCGCCACTTCTGGGTAGAAACGAATTTGTCGGCCATTACGTCCAAGCGACTCGTAAGTGCGTCCGTGTGTGCGGATAAATTTTTGGAGATCGGCATACTCTACGTACAAGTCGCAAAGGATTTCGAGAGAATCGAGATGGGCGATATTAAAATTCTCGCGACTAGATACGTTGTCAATAAAGCGCATCCATTTCATGCGGAACACAGGATTTAATTTTGGCGGAGGGTATTTGTGTTTGGACGCCTCGTCTTCCGGAACGATCATCATTTCTTCGCTGTCAGCTTTAAGCTTAGGCTTTTTAATAATGAGCGCGTCCTGATTCGGATGCTCGGGGTAAAATTTTTGTTTAGTGCCCAAGACTTTTCGACCTGGGGGACGTCCACGTCCGCGCTTTTTAGAGATCGAGGTATTCTTTTCCTTTTTGTTTTCCACTTTCCATACTCCGTTTCGCCATTAGTGAACTCTCCGTCACAATCTGGACTTTATCAAATAGCGGCTTCACGTAAAAGTCACCCATGATGTTATCCGGTATTCCAACGGTCTTAAATGCCTTACGTCCTTTGCTGTCGCGAAAGACATCGAAAAATGCGCGAACAGTCGTGTAGTCAGGGAACTGGAGAGAACGATCTCCGTTTTTACGATTTGCCTTTTCGGCCACTTCGGACCATTTAAACCCTTTCGCTTTATCGAATTCAAGATTCTTAGGCCGTGCCCCAGGCTCCAGGATAAGCACTGCGGCCTTTTTCTGCCAGCGGGACATCGAAGTGTGGGCCAAGGTCCAGAACATGGGACCCTTGTATTCGTTATTCTTCCACTTCTTACCCTTGCCGTGTTTCTTAATCCACATTCCTATCTGCGCGATAAAGGCCAGATCGTACCCAGGATGCTGCTCGTTTTCTACTTTTTGTGTGAGCATGTCGATCTCGTGGTCGGACATCGACATAGATAAAACTTTATTCGTCACAACGAGAGGAGCAAATTTTCGCGCATCGAATGCAATGTAGTTATCGCGTGGTTTATTGTTTGAAATCACAGAACTGGCGTAAATGCGAGTCGAGCGAGTGGCATCCACACCTTTCGCCTCAACAGAGATCGTGTCGTTCTGAACTTCCTTCATCGCGTTCTCCATATCGGCGTCGTAATGAAGTTCGTCAAACCAAAGCAGAGTGCATTTGTCGAGCTGGGTATTAAATCGCTCCGTGAACGTAGACTTCTTCCCGTCCGTGGCGTTGGCCTCCCCGTGAAGTGCGCGCATGACTAGCTTTAAGCGATTCTTACCGACTCCGGGAGCGCCGCAAAGAACGAGGTAAGTGAACGCGCGAGAGAACATACTGTCATGGAGCCAATCGAATAAATACTCTCGCTCCTCGGTACGCGGAAAAAGATGATTCACCAACTTCACAAATAAGTCCGGCAGTCGGTCGGGAATTTTCTTCGAGTTTTCTTTGGCGTACTTTACCCAAGGTGCCGGGCAGTAGCGGTTGAATACATCATGCTCCAGGCCATCGGATAAAACTCGGCGAGACATTCCGGCTTTTCCGCGCGGAGCATATTCCGGAATCACCGACCGCGCTCGCGATATTGCATCCTGGGCATTGAGTCCGTGCATTTCAATGTAGTAGTCGCCCGTGATAGGGGACACGCGTTCGTCGGGAGTAGTTAAAAAATATTTATCATCACGGCTATTCGCGGTCATGTCGCGGTTTAGAGTTAGGTTCTCTATCGCGGCTGGAATCTCCCGCACAATCTTTTCTACAAGGAGGCCTGCCTCTCGCGCGTAGGCCTCTAACATATCACTCATTACCTCAATGTCATGAAGGGCTTTGAATACGTCCGGGAATTCGATAGCTCGTTCTCCGAGGGAATCGGAAAGTGCCTTGCAGAATTTCTCCAGAGGCATTGTCGTCTTGTTCGTAGCTACCGGACGTTGCTTAGATGGGTCGTATTTCAGAATTTTAAGTTTGGCGACGTTCAACGCGTCTGCGAGTTGACTCATGTTATTCCTCCAAATCATCTTTGTCGTGAATCGAGATTTAGAACTTGAATTGAATTTTGTAAATGTTATTCTTCGGCCCGGCCCGTCAACCTGGGAATGTTCCGACCAAAATCTTTGTCGTTTTTGGCTCGCCTAGGTCCGGGCCGTTTTTTTACCCAAAAACTAAACAAAATCTGTTGTCCTACAAATCCGCCCGGTACATACGGATACTCTCTCTATACGTATATATTCTATTAGTCCCTGAGTTATACTAATGGTAGACTTTTGATTTTTTAGGACTTAAATTGTTGAAATCACATTGGAATCACGCAAAACTCATACTCAGGATGTTTAGTCCTCCGCTAGTTATATTCGATTTGGCAAAAACCGGGGTCCGAAAAAAGTGCCTCATT